TGGTCATTTTGTCTTAGAGTTCGCATGTCTACGATAGGGGGTCAACGCATATCCGCAATAGGGGGTTTAAATGAACAAAGGACCAAAACCTAAGCCGATAAAATTAAGATTGTTGGAAGGGAATAGAGGTCGGCGGAAAATACCGGGAAACATACCTACCCCGCCAGCAGAATTGCCGGACCCGCCTTCACATCTTGACGATTACGCCTTAGAGGAATGGCATCGCGTCAGTGACGGGCTATATGTCCTGGGGATCCTCTGCAAGATAGATCGATCTGCCCTTGCCGCTTATTGTGCATCATATTCAAGATGGCGGAAGGCCGAGGAGGGACTTGTCGAGATTGCGAAGGGACCAAAGAGCAAGGGGGGACTAATTATCAGGACCATCTCAGGAAACTATATTCAAAATCCCTTGATCGGCATTTCCAACAAGGCTGCCAGCGATATGGTCCGATATGCCGCGGAATTTGGGATGACGCCTTCTGCAAGGGCAAGATTGGCCATAGATCCGGGCCGGGGGAAGAAAAGTAAATTTGAGGGGCTGTTAAATGCAGGAAAGAAATAGTAAACGCGTCAAAGACATTATCAAATTCGTTGAGCAACTGATCGTCCCGTCAGGTAAAGGCGCCGGCAAGCCGTTCAAAATGCGGAAGTTTCAGCGGGAGTTCATTCGTGACGTTTACGGGCCAGTTGACCACCTCAATAAGCGCCGCGTCCGTCGGGCGATCCTTAGCATGGGGCGCAAGAATGGAAAAAGTGTTTTGATTGCTACCCTCGCCCTTGTCCACCTGGTCGGTCCCGAGGCCGTCCCGAATGGTGAAATCTATTCTGCAGCCAATGACCGCGAACAGGCGGCCTTGATCTTCAAGTATGCCGCCCAAATCGTACGCGCAGATCCGGAACTTGAATCACTTATTAAGATCGTTGACAGCACAAAAACGATGGTCTGCATGGGCAACGGTTCACTTTATCGGGCCGTGAGTGCCGAGGTCGGAACAAAGTTTGGGCTCAATCCCACAGTTGCAATTTATGACGAATTAGCGCAGGCCAAGAACAGGGACCTATACGACGCCCTTGACACGTCTATGGCGGCAAGGGAAGAGCCACTCTTTATCGTCATATCCAACCAGAGTAATGATCCACAGCATATTTTGAGCCAATTGATTGATGACGGGTTACGGGGCACCGATCCAACAACCATCTGCCATCTCTATGCCGTCCCGGACGATGAGGAGGATATCTTTGATGATGCAAGGTTGTGGAAGCTTGCGAACCCGGCCCTGGGTGACTTCCGTTCCCTATCTGAAATGAAGACGGCGGCGAAGAGGGCAAAGCGGATGCCGACATTCGAGGCAGCCTTTCGAAATCTTTATCTAAACCAACGCTGTCAATCGGAATCTCCGTTAATACCGAAAGCCGAATGGCTGGCCTGTAAAGGTGACACTCACATCGAGACCGGTACCGAAATATATCTTGGCCTTGACCTCTCCGGGAAAACAGATTTGACGGCACTTGTCGCGGTATCGGCGGGGAATCAAGACCGGGTAAAAGCGTGGTTTTGGAAACCGCAAGAAACATTGATTGAACATGAAAAGCGAGATCGCGTGCCCTACATGGTTTGGAAGAAACAAGGCTTCATCGAAACGACGCCGGGGCGTGCGATTCAATATGACTGGATCGCTAATCGCCTGGGGCAGATAATCGGGGACTATTCTGTGATCGGTATGGCCTTTGATCGATACCGCATAGACGACCTCATGAATGCGATGAGCAAGATCGGGCTGGATTGCTACGTTGACGGCAAAGACGACCAGAGGGCCGGGGCACTGCGGATGGTTCCTTGGGGTCAGGGGTATGCATCCATGACTCAGGCGGTCGAGGCACTGGAGGTCTCTATCCTGGAAAGAAAATTTGTGCATGACGGCAATCCGGTGCTCACCTGGAACTTCTCTAACGCGATGAGCATTTCGGATGCGGCCGGAAATAAAAAATTGGACAAGAGCAAGACGCGGTTCAGAATAGACGGCGCAGTAGCAGCGGCAATGGCACTCGGATTGAAGAGCAGGGATGTGGCGACAGTACCGGGGCCGTCGGTCTACGCGGGCTTAACCGTCGCGGAGATCAAGCAGAGAATGTGCTTTTGAGGAGAGATATGGAAGTATATCCAGCAACTCCTCAACCTTCACCAGGGACAGTTATGGAAGCGATCTTTCGTACGGCCCCGGGACCATTAAAAAGAACTCATAGAATGGATTCGTCTCATAAAGGTACTTCAATAAGAAAAGGCGAGAGACTTGATCCAAGAAAAATATTGTCCTTCTTAATGGAAAACGTCCCGGGACTTCGGGGAGAGATCGAAATAAAACAATTTGCAAATGGTTTTTCGGGCCTAACCTACCTCATAAAAAGCGGTGACAAAGAAATGGTTCTACGAAAGTCCCTTGGATATGACATGGGCAGAAAATACCGAATATTAAAAGCTCTAAAACCCTTTTTTCCATACTGCCCCGCCCCGCTTGCCTATAGCGAGGACCAGTCCATTATTGGATGCCCGTTTTATGTCATGGAAAAGATCCCCGGATTGATTCTCCGAAAGAACCTACCCCCCGGTCTTAATTTTCTTCCCTCCGATGCGAGAACCCTCTGCGAGCAACTCGTCGATGTGCACGTCAAATTACACTCGATTGATCATAAAACAATAGGATTGGCTTCAGTTGGAGATTCCGGAGACTACGTAGCGAGGCAGGTAAGGCGCTGGACTGATCGTTATCATCGTGCGCATACGCCTGGCGCACCCGATTATGCAGGAATCATCTCATGGCTGAAGCAAAGAATACCCTCCGAGTCCGTCAGGCCCGCAATAATCCACAATGATTTTAAATTAGACAACGTCGTCCTGGATCTGGAGAACCCGCTAAGGATCGTCGGCGTCCTCGATTGGGAGATGGTGACAATTGGTGACCCACTGATGGACCTTGGCAACTCCCTAGCATATTGGGTGGAACGGGGAGATCCTTGGTATGTGCAACTCGTAAGACAAACACCCTCAAATATGCGCGGCGCACTGACAAGAAAAGAACTGGTCGAACTTTACGCAGCTCGAACCGGAACGTCCGTCTCTAATTTCGATTTTTATTATTGCTTCGGTCTTTTCCGCCTGGCTGTGATCGCGCAGCAGTTCTTTTACAGGTTCTATACATGCCAGGCCAGGGATATGAGATACATGAAAATGATTTTCGCAGTCAGATTTTTCAAAAGCATGATCGAGAGAGTCATCAGTGGAAGGAATAATGAATAGTAAACCAGCCAGCAGAACCGCCGAGTACAACGCATTGTTCCGTGCTATTGAGTCATCGCGCAAACCCGGCAAACGCCTCTTTGGGGACCATCTCGCTGCTGCATTTCTTGGACGTCTAAAGTATGCCTACCTTTTGAGTCGTGCGCCCCTGATAGGTCGGCTGGTGCCCGCTTACATAGATATGAAATGGCCGCGAGTCAGAACTGCACACCTGGGCCGGACCATTTGGATTGATAAACATCTTCGCGCTGCGCTAGAGGGTGGCATCAGTCAGGTGGTTATCCTGGGGGCCGGCTTCGACTCTCGGGCTTACAGACTACCCGGGATCCAGCTAGTCCGTGTGTTTGAGTTGGATCATTCGGGCACGCAAAGTGCCAAGGTCGGGCGCCTGATGAGTATTGTAAATTCGATTCCGGCTCACATAAGCATGCTCGAGGTAGATTTCAACCGGCAGGACTTCGCGAGGCCGCTCCTTGATTCTGGATTCGACCGCACAAAGCCCGCCTTTTTTCTCCTGGAAGGGGTCGTCTCATATCTTTCAAAAGAGGGTGTAGATATGACCTTGAAGTCAATAAGGATGCTGTCGGCGCCGGGAAGCAGACTACTGTTTACGTATGTTCACGGCGGTCTGCTTGACGGTTCGATAAATTTAAGTGAGATGGGACGCGTGCCCGCAACTCTGCGAAAAACCGGCGAAAACTGGACGTTCGGCATCTACCCCGAGGAGCTTTCCGATTATTTGGCCAAGCGCGGATTTAAGCTCCTGGAGGATTTGGACTCAACCGAATGGACGACCCGTTACGTCGGAACTTCAGGGCCGCACCAAAACGATCTTGGACTATATCGGGGCGCAGTCGCAGAGCCGGCGAGTGGCGAAAGCCACAGTAACGCGGTAAACAATTCTGACCAGTTGGAGGAAAATTCGAAATGATAAAAACGCTCTTGCTGATTGCAGCGGTTGCGGCGGTGATTTTGGGTGTGATCTATTCAACCTTTATCGTCTGGATAAATTGGAAATGGGAAAGGACATTCAGAAAAATCTACGAGATGAGGATCAACGGAAAGTAAATAACAAGGCTGTGGCTGCCCCGGGAGGCCTGGGGAAAGGAGTTGAAATGATCTTCGCCAAACTTATTCGCAAATATATGGGGATGAAATTCGGCTCCGGCTGCCAGGGGAAGAATGGAGCCATCGGCTGTCTTGATCTGGTCCACTCTATCCTCAGGGAAATGGGGAAGACCGTCCCCGATGAATGGCGGGGACTCACCATAGAGAATTATGGCCAGCGGCCGAGAGGAGATCGAAGCGAAACGAAAGACATGCTGACCGACCTAGGCAAAGAATTAGGACGAGAAATACCAGTTGCCGCGAAACTCGGCGGCGATGTACTGATAATGGAACAGTGTGGAGGCGGATTCTTTCCGGCGCTTTATATCGGCAACAACCATGCCATCGCCGCATTTTCAGAGCAAGGGGTTCAATGTTTCCAAATTGATAAAAACCATAAAGTTATCAGCGTCTGGCGGATTGAAGAAATCAAAACAGAGGCGAAAAAGGGATAAAGGAGGCACGAAAAGATGAACGCGTTAGATTTGGTACGAGAAGAACGGGCGAAAATGGAGAACTTAGCGGCTGAGATCGAGCGAAATCCCATGACGAAGAGGTTCAGGGAAGAGGAAGCGGCCATTACCCTGGCCACGCGAAAAGCGGCTGTGGCGAGGATTGAGGCTTTACAGCGGGAACTGGAAAGTCATCTCACGAAGCAGGTGGAAATCGACGAAATGGGTAAGGAGCTGGCCGCACTGGACAACGACCGCAAGGAATTACAGGCCGCGATCAACAGCAAACTTAGTTCTTTTTGGCAGGAGAAAAACGGGTTCTTGGGTGAAATCAGGCAGCAGAAGGAGATTCTATATTCCACCTATGATCCCAAAATTGACGAAGTGATCACCTGGTCTCGGGATAAGCTTGAGTATCTGCGAAAGCCGGGGAGGATTACTGTTTCGAAAATGGGCAAAGAACGGAACATTTTTACGATGATGAAAAAAGTCACAGTGGAATCCAATGAAAATGCACTTTATGACGCCATGCAGTATTGCCGGTCGGCCATTGCGGAACTGGAGGGGATGAAACTTATCCCGGAATTGAACTTGGCAAGGATCGAGAAATTTAAGGCGGGGCTGCCACGGATCGATATATTTCGGGAATTCAGCGGGGAAAAGCCGATGGAACGGATTGACGCCAATCCCCGGTTTAAATCGGATGATCAATTGGCCTGGGAGATGGGAAAGCTTTTGAAAAAAGGCAAAGAATTGTTGGCAAGACCGAGACCGTAAAGGCCCCTGGCTGCTTTTGCAGTGGCATCCCCGGGGGTTGTAGCCGGGCGTCGATTGACTGCCGGCGCCTGGCTATCCCTCATATAATTATGTTAACGATTTTTCCCCCTGCTTACAACAGGGTGAACAAAGGGAGTAACCAGCGCTGGTGACACGCTGGGGGTGTTACTGGGCCTTCTTGAATCTCCCCCTCCTTGATGTGCTGAGTGTTTCCTCCACATGAGGGGCACTCGGCACATTTAATCTTTCCTGATGGGGTATCGGTTGAAGATACCTGAAATTGATATTGAGATTATTCGCGAAGGGTCTCAGTGGACCCCGGAACTTCATTTATGGTTTCATATCACGATCATTGCATTTCAGACCTTGAAGCGAGGCTGGGGCAATGTAGATATGGCGAGGTCATGGATCAACGACCGGGACAATTATTTCTTCGAAGCCGTCTGTGATCAATTGGACATTACGCCGGATGCCATGAGGGGAAGAATTTTGAGGGCACTAAAGAGACAGGATAGGCGACGTCATAAATGGCAGGACCGCGTCCGGGAAAGAATGGAGAATGTTGACGATGTTTGAAAGCACGTGGTTTCAGGCTCTAAGGTAGCGTCAAGATAGCCTACAAGGTCACAGAATATAGCCTCTAAAGGGTGTACACGGATTTTAGCGGGGATTATAGCATGGAAGACAATAAATGTGCCTGTGGCTGCGAATTAGAAATTCCCAAATATCGCAAAGGGAAGAGGTTTCTTAACAGGGCGCACAAGGACAGATATCATAACCGACCTAAGACGAAATCGAGCATGGACTCTTTTGTCAGAGAGGTTAAGGCTCTTTCCGATAAACTAAATAACTTACCGAAGACTTACGGGCTGGATAGATGATGGGAAAAGTTTCCCGTCTTGGAATCAAGAAACAGGATGATAGAATGTGCGAACCGAAAAGGAGGAATTATGAAAGAAAAGCTTCAATCGATCATCGACGGGAAGATAGAGGGTGAGGATGCAGTGGCAATCTTGAGATCCGCACTCAAAGAGCATGGATCAATGAGCGACAAATCATTTGAATTTGGGCAATTGATCGGAATGGCAGAGGATGCCTTTATCTATGGAAAAGAGGGACGGCCTCTACATAAAACTTATCGCTGATTTTCAAGCCGCTGGATTTTTTGCTTTAGGTCCTCTATCTCATTGCTCATTTTCATGACATGGACGGCCGTATTATAACAATGGTCGTATAGCGCCTCTAACGCTTTTTCTATCGGTTTGACCTTGATATTCGGCATAGTAACTGAAGTGATTCTCATGGCGGATACTCCTTTGCGGTAAATGTTGAGGCGGCAAGAACGGGCCCTATTTCTTCGGTTTTTTCTCGCTCTTTTTCAGGCCCTCTTCGATGAGTTTTCGGACAGCCTCGGAACGGGAATTGATACGATTGCTGAAACGGAAATCGTCGATCTTTTTGAAAAGGTCCTCATCAACGACAAGGAGGATTTGAGGCTTTTTGCTTGGCATGGTTTCACTTAATATATTCGGGGCTTATATGCAATAAAAAAACATGTTGACTTTAAGGAAGATGCTCTATATAGGTATATAACCTCACATCGCAAAATGCAGGAAAAATGAAAAACAATTTAACGAATAAAACCCCTCAAGATCCCCGGGCCGGTGACGATTCGGGCAGGTCCTGCACCTGGCGAAGGTCTTCAGGGGTTTTATGTTTGAAGAAAGGGGAAGGCGTATGAAAAAGAAAGAAGTTAAGAAAGACGCGGACGAAATTATCGAAGTACAAACGTTCAACCATCGAAAGTGCATTATCAGGAAAAAGGGTAGTAACGGTAAAGCGAAGTATTATCAAGTTATCGGGAACCACGAAATTGAAATTTCTACTTATGAGGAAAGTCTTACGGACGCTCTCCGTTCTTGCGTGTTCCCCATAAGGTCTTTTGTTGATACTCTGGAGAGCGAGGACGATGATACCGGATCAATCTTCTTTCTCATGCAAGACCTTATCGAAGTGGTTGAAAGCCGATTGGACGACGTTGGCGGGGCTATTTCGAAAAAGTGCAACATTGATTTGCACAGAATCCATGATGGTATTTGTGGCCTCAATAAAGGCGCGGTTCTTGGCCTTACAATGAAAGGAGAAGGATCATGAAGAAAAAGAAGGAAAAGGCGGGAGCGGTGCTGACAAAAGAGAAACCGGAAAACTACAAAGAGGAAATTATTGACGTTCTTTCTCTCGAGGTGCTCGGGCCGATTAAAAGAACCTTAGAACTATGGGACGCCAATAATTGCGGAGCAACGGAGGGAACCGAATCGGCGGCGTTGTACGGATTGCGTGACGCCTGTATCCTTGCAACGGAGAACTTGAAGGCGATTTGTAAAACCGTGGAGCGCGATATAGGAAAGGTGCAAATATATGCGCCCTGGGGGCGGTCATTTCTGGATCGACGGACGTATGAGGAGGCTTTTCTGCAACCAGGACAGGAGGTGACATCATGAACAAACCATGGTCAAAGGCAACGGCGGGGCAACGGGAAGAGCGATCTTTACAGGCGTCGATTCGGGGGAATCGTAATCTACTTCTATATCTATTTGCAGACAAAGAAACACTTCGTGAGCTCAGGGCAAAATACGAAGGGGAAAGAAATCATAACATCGCCCGGGGCCGGGGCGCTGTCCTGGCCCTGCAGGAAGGGGGAAGTCAAGATGAAAGATGAAAAAAGAAAAGTTTCACGGCGGCGAGGTTGGGTAGCGGCTAATGCGGATCTGGTTGATAAATTTATTGATCTGCCGGAAGAAGCAGTTATGGGGCTTCGTCAGTGGCTTCGTCAAGCGATCAAAGAAATAGAAGATGAGGAAAGAGGTAAGAAATTATGACTAAATCAAAAATTGACCAAAAGAAGGTGCGGGAAGGCCGCAAGGTTAATAAGGCAGCGAAACAGTTGGCAGATGTTTTAACGGCGTTGCATGAGATCCGCGGGGATCTTTCTTTCTTGTACGACATTTTTTACGAACTTGACGAGCCGAATAACTTCAGGAAGATTCAAATTGCGGTCCCATTCCTTGATGCAAAGGTTAATTTCATTGACGACATGATGGAAGACTATGCAACCTATCTACCCGAGAAATTGAGGGCGGAGATTTCAGAACGTGAATGATTGATAAAATGAATGTGAGGGGGTGATTGAATGGGAGTCTTAGCAGAATGTCCTATATGTAGGAAAAAGCAATCCGTGAGAAATAAACTCTGCAAATGTGGTGAGGACCTCGACAAGGCGAAAAAATCCGAGCGGGTCCGCTATTGGATTGACTTTTATATTCCGGGTGGAAAACAGCGCCGGGAGTCCGTCGGTTACTCTATTGAAGAGGCAAAGGACGCCATGGGCAAGAGGCGCGGACAGAAGAGGGAAGGCCGGATATTTGAAATGCTGCCTGAATCAAAGATGACTTTCTCGGAACTTTCGAAGTGGTACCTCAATCTAACGGCCGTTAAATCCCTGAGCTCGTTTAAGCGTGTCAAGATCGCCCTGGGGCAATTTAATAAAGTTTTCGGGGAGTGCGTCGTCGGTTCGATCAAACCTATTGACCTTGAGGAGTACCAGGCGAAGAGGGAAGAAGCGGGGAAGTCGCCGGCTACGATCGACATGGAACTTTCTATTGCCCGGACGATGACAAACAAGGCATTTGATAATGACATGATCGGTGGCCATGTCGTCAAGGCATTCAGGAAAGTTGACAGGAAGTTAAAACGTGGGAGTAATGCCCGGGATCGCATAGTTGACTTTTCGGAGTATCTGAAATTAATCGAAGGCGCGACGCTGCAACTCCGAGCGATTTTGATATTCGCATTCAATACTGGAATGAGGAAAGGGGAAATCATGAACCTGAAATGGTCTGACATAGATCGAAAAAAGAACATGATCCGCCTTACGGCCGATGCCACTAAAGAGGCAAAACCGAAATTGATCCCTATCAATCCTCATGTCAGAAATGCCCTGGAATCCCTTCCGCGTGCCCTGGGACATGATTACGTCTT